TCTCGGATCCGCAGGCCGAGAAGGTCAAGGCCGAGAAGGTCAAGGCCGAGAAGGTCAAGATCATCATCGAATTATCCGAGAGAGAGAGAGAGGGTGCAGAGGCTCAACATGATGGAGGCACAGGTATGACCACACAGCAGGACTTCACCGGGGACAAGGCGGAGAGGGTGAGCGCATGACCGAATACACAGTGGTCGTGGAGGACCGGCAGGAGATCATCGACAGGGAGATAGCACGCTCGCACATGGCGGCGCTGATTCCCCTCCTGGAGTACGCGGGCGACATCCTCGACGACATAACCGACATAATCCCGACCGGTAACAAGCTGTGGGACGGGGCCGACATCGCCAAGAGGAGGGTCGCCGAGGCCTGCGCGGCATTGGACGGCGCCCTCGAGGATATGCAGAGGGACGAGGAGCAGGAGGACGAGGACGACGAGGAGGGAGACGAATGACCGACGAGATAACGATGATGAGGCTCAAGGACATCCACCCGTACCCCGGGAACCCACGCAGGATCGGGAAGGATGCGGTGGACGCGGTGGCGAGATCCATCGAGAGCTTCGGATGGCAGCAGCCGATAGTGGTGGACAGGGAGCACACGATCATCGTAGGGCATACCCGCTACAAGGCGGCGCAGAAGCTCGGGTTCAAGGAGGTGCCCGTATTGGTCGCGGACCTCGACGAACAGAAGGCCGCCGAGTACAGGGTCGCCGACAACAGGGTGGCGGAGTTCAGCACGTGGGATTACGGTGCGCTCCTCGACGAGCTCCAGACCATAACCGGCATCGACATGGCGGACTTCGGATTCGCCGCCGTGACCGCCGACGGCGATGAGGGGGGGGGGTCGAGCGATGACGGGGACTACGTCGGCACCGCAGGCACCAGCGCCGAGCTCGACCTCGACGACTACGGCGATGAGGAGCTTCCCCTTGTTTGTCCGCATTGCGGCTTCAGATTCAAGGAGGGGGATTGAGATGGACATCGTGCAGGTAAGGCCGGAGGACATACATCCCTACCCGAACAACCCGAGGGTCAACCAGCAGACCGTGGAGCATCTGATGCGGTCGATCCGGGACTACGGATTCCGCCAGCCCATCGTGGTGGACGGGGACATGGTGGTCATCGCCGGGCACGCGAGGCTCAAGGCGGCGCTCCGCCTCAAGCTGGAGACGGTGCCCGTCATCATCGCCTCGGGACTGACCGAGGAGCAGGCCAGGGCGTACAGGCTCGCCGACAACAAGACCGGCGACCTCACCGCATGGGACGAGAGGGCGCTCGCAGCATCGGCCGATCTGATCGGGGAGGCCCTCGCCGCCTACGGGATGGACTTCGGGGAGGCCGTATCGAAAGGCATGCCGGAGAGGAAGCACACTCACATTTGCCCGAGGTGCAAACATGAGTTCTGAAGGGTGGACGCTCGCAGGGATCCCGGCGCCGGAGGAGGACGCGCCGACATGCTTCAGCACGTTCAGCTGTGGAGGAGGGAGCACGATGGGCTACAAGCTCGCCGGCTACAGAATGCTCGGGAACGTGGAGATCGACCCGGCGATAAACGCGATGTACAAGGCGAACCACCACCCGCTCCACAACTACGAGATGGACCTGCGGAAGTTCAACACGCTCGACGATCTACCGGAGGAGCTCTACCACCTCGACGTCCTCGACGGGAGCCCGCCCTGCTCCACGTTCAGCATGGCGGGAAGCAGGGAGGACGCATGGAGCGTCAAGAAGCAGTTCCGGGAGGGACAGGCGCTCCAGACCCTCGATGACCTGTTCTTCGTATTCATCGGCACGGTGGCCAAGCTGCGCCCCAAGGTGGCGGTGGCCGAGAACGTGAAAGGACTGATCGCCGGCAACGCGAAAGGCTACGTCAACCAGATCATCAGGGAGTTCCGGGAGATCGGCTACTCGGTGCAGATATTCCTCCTCAACGCGGCCGACTACGGGGTCCCGCAGGCGAGGGAAAGGGTGTTCGTCATCGCCAACAGGATGGGCTATCCGAAGCTCGCACTGCCGGCACCGGTGCCTCCGATCACCTTCGGGAAGGTATGCTCCGAGAGGCCGGGAGAGAGACCGGCAGACACGGTGGCGAAGCTCCGGCAGTACGCATTACCGGAGGACAGGAACATCGGGCAGATCATGGAGAGGATGGTCGGCAAGAGCACATACTTCAGCTACAACATCGTGGGCAGGGACAGGATCTGCCCGACCATCACGGCCAGCATCAGACCGATCCGCAAGTGGGATTGGACCTACTTCACGGACGAGGACATCGCGGCATGCTCGACCTTCCCGACCGACTACGACTTCTGCGGGCAGGATCCGTGCTACGTATGCGGAATGAGCGTCCCGCCGAAGCTGATGCAGACGGTGGCAGGAGCGGTAAAGGCGCAATGGTTCGACAGGGAGGGGAGAGCATGACCGACATGAAGCACTGTCCCTTCTGCGGGGAATACCCCGAGATCGACACCGGCATCTTCGGACTCTTCGGCAGGCCGCCATATTACGTATTGATGCACCCGGACAACGACTGCATACTCGCGGACTTCGAGAGCGCCGCATACAGCAGCAAGGAGGAACTGATCGAGGATTGGAACCGGAGGGTGGACGCATGACCGCCGTCCCCACGGACAACCCCGTGATATGGCAGAGGAGGGGCAACCGGACGGTCGAAGTGAGGCCGGCGGGCAAGGCAGGCATCGACGTCGGGATATGGGGCCACCACTTCATCATGAGCCCCGGCGAGGCGCAGGAGCTCGCCCTCGCCATCATCCACGCAGTACGGGAGGCGAAGCTATGACGCTATCATACGCATACACCTGCGACGTATGCGCGACCGTCGAGCACATCCCGATAGACGGAGACCCCCATAAGCTCCCGACGGGATGGGCGCACATCACGGTCGACTATCCCAACGGGATGCACCAGGCCAAGCACCTGTGCACGATATGCACGCAGGCGATGCAGGACGACGTCCCCATAGCGCACCACGTCTCCAGCAGGGTGGTCGCATGTAGACAGATGGAGGGGATTCAATGACCGACATCAACATCGAGATACGCATCAAGAACGCAGACGCCTACAAGAACATAGCCAGGGTGGCGGAGGGCATCCGCGAGGAGCTCCGCGAGCTATTCGAGTACGAGGCCGTCCCGCCGGTGGAGATCACGGTCACGATCCACGACGGAAAGGGGCACGCATCGAGCAGGGACGTCTACAAGGGGGCGATGGATTGAAGGGCAAGACGCCGACCGCAGTATGCCGGAGGTGCAGGATGTGGACCGACGGCGGATGCCTCTGCAACGATCACAAGCGCTGCAGGGACTGCAACATGCCGAGGTGCGTCCTCCTCGCCGAGAGAGGGGTGGGAGCATGAGGGTCGCATATACGCCGGGGCAGGACCGTCCCATCGCCGTCACGTTCGTCGGAAGGGGGCGCAGGTGGGACCTCACGGTCGAGGAGGCGGACGAGATAGCGGGGAAGCTCGCAAGAGCCGTCACGGACGCGCGCGAGGACCTCGGAAGGAGGAGAGAGCGATGGCGAATCCCAACCCCGAACCCCACACGGAGAACCTCACGCCGTTCAAGAAGGGAGATCCCGCCACCGTGGAATCGGCGAGGAAAGGTGCCAAGAAAAGCAACGAGGCGCAGATCCGCAAGAGGAGCATGCGCGAGTGGGCCGAGTACTACGGTTCCCTCCCTCTGCACAAGGGCAGGGTCAAGGAGGCCAAGAACGGCGATCAGATCAAGGACGCGAACCCCACCTTTGACGGGGCGGTCCTCGCCACGGCATACGCCAAGGCGATGAAGGGAGACGTCCGGGCGATGCAGTTCCTCGCCACGCTCAAGGGACAGTTCCAGGAGGAGATCGCCGTGCACACCGATCCGCTCGCCAACCTCACGGAGGACCAGCTCGATGCAATCATCGGAGCTATCAGAGAGGCTCGCAAATCTGACGAATGACCAGCTCGACGACCTCGAGCGCAGGTGCACCTACCGCAAGGCGTGGTGGAGCTTCTGGGCCTTCGCCAAGCTGATGGCGCCCGACTTCTACACCGAGGACCGGGCATATCTGAAGAATGTCTGCGACACGCTGCAGGACTTCTACGAGAGCGACGACAGGATCCTGGTCATGTGCATGCCTCCGAGGCACGGCAAGAGCAGGACGGCCAGCCTGTTCACCGAATGGATATTCGGCAGGGATCCGGGAGCGCACGTCATCACGGCATCGTATAACGAGGAGCTCAGCGGGACCTTCGCCAAGACCGTCCGCAACGCCATCCAGGAGGTCAAGGCCGCGCCCGAGATCCCGGTGTACTCCGACATATTCCCGGGCACGAGGATAAAGCCGGGCTCGGGGAGTATGAAGCTTTGGGCCATAGAGGGCGGGCGCGGGGAACATTCATATCTATCGACCAGCCCAGGGGGCACAGTTACCGGCTTTGGCGCCAGTTTGCTCATTATCGACGACCTCGTAAAGAACGCGGAGGAAGCATATAACGAGAGGCGCCTCCAGCAGTTATGGGACTACTTCGCGAACACGCTCCTGTCCAGGCGCGAGCAGGGGATGAAGATCGTGGTCATCATGACCAGGTGGGCGACCGGAGACCTCGCAGGCAGGGCGCTGGAGCACTTCGAGCGGATCGGCGTGCCCGTGAGGCAGATCCTCTACAGGGCGAGGAAGGAGGACGGGACGATGCTCTGCCCGGCGATCCTCTCCGCAGAGGACTATCAGATCCTGCTGGAGACGCAGGACAAGGCCATCGTCATGGCCAACTACCAACAGGAGCCCATCGACGTCCAGGGCAGGCTCTACACGAGCTTCCGCACGTACAGGGAGCTTCCGGCGCTGACCAAGGTCATGGCCTACGTGGACACGGCCGACGAGGGGACCGATTACCTCTGCAGCATCGTATTCGGCATCCCGGCGGAGGCGCCCGGGGACGCCGTCCTCCTCGACGTGATATACACGCAGGCGCCGATGGAGGTCACCGAGCCAGCGGTGGCCGAACAGCTCGCATCGACCTACGGGGACCTCCCCGTGGCGGCGGTGCAGATCGAGAGCAACAACGGCGGGAGGGGATTCGCCCGGGCGGTGGCGGAGATCCTCCGCAGGGCGGGATGCCCGACCGTGGTCGCATGGTTCCACCAGAGCGCCAACAAGAGGGCGAGGATCCTCACGGCGGCGCCGTGGCTGATGAACCACTGCATGATGCCCGAGCATTGGGCCGACCGGTGGCCGGAGTGGTGGAAGCACATCGTCACCTTCACGGCCGACGGGAAGGCCGAGCACGACGATGCCGAGGATGCGCTCTCCGGGGTATGCGAGCTGATGACCAGGAGCAGACCGACCCGGGCGAGGATCAGCGTCAAGGCCGACCGCGGGAAGTTCCGGCAGGCGAACCCCATTTTTTAAACATCCCCGCCAACAGGGTGAGCGATGACAGCCCTGCCCGCATTCCACGACGGCCGGATCTGCACCCCGTGGTGGTATGCCCTCGGGAGGTGGTGCGTGCGTCTGCTGGCAGTATGGGCGGTCGTCGGAGGCATCCACATGGAACCATTGGAGACAACCATCATCGCGGCGATCATCTGCTCGGCGATTGGGGCGGTGGCCTATATCGTGCTCACCAGCCTCGCCCGCTACAAGAAGCAGAGGACCGACGCGGACAAGCTGAGGTCCAAGATCGCAGCCGAAGGGCGCGACCCCACCGACCTCGCACAGCTTTCAGCGTTCGAGCGCTGGGAGCTCGTCAAGGCACAGAAGTTCGACCGCATATTCATCGCCGTGGACATCATCGGGGTGATCCTCGCCACCGCGGCAGCCACAGGCGTCCTGTATGTATTCGGGGGCAATTGGATTGCACCCGAGTGGCAGAGGTACGCGATAGTCGGAGGCATCCTCGGCATCATCGCCGCATGGATATTCGACCAGACGATCATCGACGCCATCGCCAAATGCACATGGCAGGACAAGACCGCCAAGGCCTTTCAGACTGTTAGTGCCGTGGTTGCTGAGGTGGCTGAGACCTCGAAGCTCGACGAGCTCGTGGCCAAGTACGTCAAGGCAGGATTCAGCGCGAAGGACGCCAAGGAGATGGCGAAGGAGTACATCCTCGGCCATCCCGAGGAGATCGAAGCCGAATAAACCCGAACGGGGAACCGGGGCGCATTACACCCCGGAACCCTCATCCCTCCCGAACCCCGTTTTTTAAACTCCTGCGCGTAAGCAGGAAGCATGATCGAGGACGACCTGCGGGACATGATAGCCGACCAGCTTCCCGGCGTGCCCGTATATTCCCGGCTGATCCCTCTGAACCTGCCCGAGTGCATCGTGGTGCAGGAGCTGGGCGGGGAGCCCTCGACCGCCGGCATCAGGAGGGCCACGCACAGGGTGGCGGTTATGGCCATTTCCGCCTCCCAGAGATATGCGCAGGACATCCTGCGGTCCGCCAGGGACATCCTCATCACCGGGATCCCGGCGGACCGGTCCGGCACCCATTACTACATCGCCAGGGCGCTCGCCGACGGCCACATGGCACGCAAGACGCCGGCAGGGCCGAAGTACATCGAGAGCGTGGACATGGAGGTGGTCGCATCGCTGTGATAGGCATCAGGGGATCGGGAGCCAGCAGGGCGGGGCTGGCGAGGTGCGGATTCACCACCATCGGCTACGAGCCGCAGCGCCCGACCACGATCAGCGCCATCAGGGCGGTGGCGGAGATCATCGCCGGGCATTGGAGCGAGAGGGCGCCCGCCCACTGCGGGATAGCCCGGTGCGGATTGAGCAGGCTCGGGCACAGGGGAAGCACGCAGGTATGGGCGGGACAGATCCCGCAGATCTGCACGGCGGAGGTCACCGTGGCGCTGACCGAGCTCC